TTAGAAATTTATAGAAAACTTTAGAAAAATTAGAAAAATCAGAGATATGTACTCAAAATTCAAAATAGGATTTTTAAGATTTTTTGGCTTGGATTCTAAGCAGTTATAGAGAGGCCTCTTAGGCATGCCTTCAGCATGTGCGACCCTTTAAGGTATTCTAGGAGAAGCCAAGATATTTACCTTTTTGATTTTAAAGATTTTTTGAAATAACCAGATTTTATCTATAGAAAATAAAGCATAAGTAGAGTAAGTAGCATGAGTAGCCGACGAAATACAAAGATATTATATTATGAATTATAATATACTACTATATTAAAGTGATGGTATAATTTCATAATTCAAATCAATACATATTTTTTTCCATATTTGGTCTTGAATATAAAGTTTTTCTCTACTTTTTAATAAAGGAAAATATTTGAGATATTCGTTTAATCCGAGTATTTGAAAGAATTTATAAAGTACATAACTATATGATAAGAAATTCTTTCTATCTTTTGGACAATGTTTAAGAAATGGCGCTTGAATACTTCTAAACATATTACACAGTTTATCTTCTAATTCGGGACTAAATTGTGGTGTAGGTATTCCATTAATTCTATTTATAATATAATTAATATGTTCATAATATTTATTAATTCTTAATCTTTTAAGAATATCCCTCATTTTTAAGTAAGTTATTTTTTTCAAATCTGTAATTTTTTCTTTCTTAATTTCCGTTAGAATTTTTTCGAATATATCATCTGGTATATCAGTACTTTCTTTTCCCTGAACCTGATTACACCATTCTCTAAAATGATTAATTCTCTTATAGCAAAAATGTGATGTATCCTTAGTATTCTGTTTTAATATTGGTCTATTTTGTTCTACTAATAATAATTCTTGATACCCGCATATATTACACACTATTATAGCATCATACTGAAGACATGTCATATTATTTTTACATATTTTACATATTTCTATATTTTCCTCTTCAACAGTTCTTACATATCTATTATTAATTATAGCCATATATTTATCAACTAACGTACTTTTATCGCATATTTTGCTATTATTATCTTTGTCACTATCGCTTTTTTCGTTCTCATTAATTTCGCATTTATCGCTAATAATAGATTTATTTTCTATCAATGTATTTTTACTATCTATATTATTGAGAGCCTCTAAGACATTTTTAGTATTATAATTAATATTATTATTACGTTTTTTTTTGGAATCTTTTTTATATGTTTTTGGTTTATTACATGTTTCTTTAATAAAATTAATATTTTGGTTAATATCTGATTGTTTATTTACAGTATCATAATATTGAAATAATATATCACTTGTATGTTTATAATATTCTATTTCATCTAAATTATTAAGTTCATTTAATTTTCCTTTAATATCTATAATTTCTTCATTTAACTCTATATTACTAAACCATAATTTACTATTAATTTCTTTATTAGTTGTACTATTAATTTGCCTTAATATCTCGCTTTTCTTTTCTTCGCAAAAATTTAATTTTTTAATATAATATATTTTTTCCTTATCGCTCCTTTCGAAATCCTTTATCATATTATTATGCATTGCATCCAATGTAACTGTTTCATTTATATCTGTCGTTATTTTTTTTTTAGATGACTTCTCTTTAAACATCATTATATTTGAATTATGGTGCTCAGGATGTTTATTTAACTGGTAATCCTCAAATTACCTTTTTCAAAGTAGTTTATCGTCGTCATACTAACTTCGCTATTGAAGCCATTCAACAAACTTTTAACGGTAATGCTGGATACGGAAATACTGTTACCTGTCAAATATCCCGTAATGGTGATTTAATAAATCGCATGTATTTACAAGTTGATGTCCCTAAAAGAAAATCGACCGCCGCTAGCGCGGGAAGTACCTATCAAAATTATCTGGGTCTGCGTTTAATTAAGTCGGTCGTAATAGAAATTGGTGGTCAACAAATAGATAAGCATTATTCTGATTGGCTTTACATTTGGAATGAATTATCTCTTCCTATAGGCAAACGTTATGCATATGATACTATGGTAGGTGCGGATAAAGATATATTAAATTACAGTACCGATAGCACTACTTTATATATTCCTTTTGAATTCTGGTTTTGCCGCAATGTAGGTCTCGCTCTACCTTTAATCGCACTCCAATATCACGAAGTAAAAGTTAAAATAGATTTTGAAACTAAAGAGAAATGTGTATCTCATATTGCCGATTTTGACGAAGTTAAAAATATATCTTTATGGGCAGATTATATATTCTTGGATACTGATGAACGCCGAAGATTCGCTCAATTATCTCACGAATACTTAATTGAACAATTACAATTTACTGGTTCTGAAACTCTTGTAGCCGGTACTAATCGTATTAAATTAAATTTTAATCATCCTTGTAAAGAATTAATATGGGTAGCAAAACCTGTTCGCACTACCAATAATACCAGATGGTACGATTATAACTATGCCGATGAAGCGGATAACTCAACTGCTTCATCTTTGGCGGTAGACGGTTCTTCTAAATTCGGCGGTCAATATACTTCTAACTATTTAGTTATTTCAGATGTTAATCCTCCTCTATATAAAAATCCTTTCAAAAATGCTATACTTCAATTAAATGGCAATGATCGTTTTGCCGTAAGAGAAGGTGATTATTTTAATTATGTTCAACCCTTCCAACATCACACTAATGTTCCTGTACATAATTCAATCAACGTATACTCGTTTGCTCTTAAACCCGAAGATCATCAACC